CCGACCAAACGATGCAGACTTGTCCCACCGCGAAAAAACGACGTTCGGCACGCGGAATTATTCTGGATTGGCACGCCGTTTTTTTCTTGACTACGCTAGACGATCGTATAGAATGATGGTGTAACGCGAGCGAATGAGACTCGCGGAAACGAAAACGGAAACCCGCGACCATGACCACGACCGCGACCAGTTGGAAAAAAGGCGACCGAGTGAAGCTGACCACGACGACCGCCGGCCCCGAGCAGCTGGAGATTGTCGGCTTTCGCCGGCCGAACGCCGCGCAGTACGTCGTCCTCGCGGACGCGCAAACCGCCTCCCGTATCCGGACCGGCGAAGTCGACGCGCGGATCGTCGTGCTCACTGGAATCGGCGGCCGCGTGCGCGAGATTCAGACCCAGGAATTCCACCGGCTGGCCGCCCGCGGGCTCGCGGTTCACGCCTGAGCCTACGACCCCCACCAAAGGAAAACGAACCATGTCGAAAATCGAAATCCTCGGAATGGCGGAAGAGGGGAAGTGCGACCACTGCGGGGCGAACTGCCCGCGTCGACGCGTCGCGGTTCGGTCGCGATTCGCTGACGGCGCCACGGGGGAAGTCGAGTTTTGGGGTGTGGTCTGCGCCGGCTCGGCCCGGTACGGTCGCCGGACTGCGGCGAACGGAAACCGAGTCCGGCAAGACGCCGAACACGCCGACCGCGTCGCCGAAATCGATCGGATCGACCGTGAGCGGCGGTTCGCCTACCGAGTCGCCGGAGAAGTGCCGGCCGATGGCGGGCCGCGCAACGCGGCGAACCTTCGCTACCGCCGAACCGGCCGGCCGATCGTCGGGAGCTACTTCCTTGCCGACGACGATGGGCGAATTGTCCGAGTCGACGGGACCGATCCCGCCGACGTGCAGCTGTTCACCGATCGCGGATTCACGAGCCCGGTGTCCTCACCGGTTCAACACGCTATCCCCGCCTGACCACCACGGAGCATTCCATGAAATACTACGAAGTCCGAACCGCAAACACCACCTACCACCTTCGCGCGGATGCCGGCTGCATCCAGAACGACGGAATCCACCGCGGCGCGACTACGGACGTGTGGGGAGGCCGGTTCCAGTTCTTCACCCTGGCCGGCACGGAAATGCCCCGTGTCGGGTGCCCCATGTTGGGCCACAATGCTACGGGCCGCATCCAAACGAGCCCGGTTCGGTCCGTACAAAAAATCAGCCGCAAGCGGTTTTTGGCCCAAGCCTGACCCGCCGCCCCAACGCCATGCCCCGCATCCGCACCGAAGACTATGTCCGGCCCACGACCGCGGCGAAAATCGCGGGTGTGAACCGGTCCCGAATCGACCAGCTGCTGACGGCCGGAACGCTCGACTATGTCGAGATCGACGGTCACCGATTCATCAAGCGGAAGGACGTCGAAGCCTTCCGCGACCAGCGCCGCCAACCACCACAACGCGAGGAGTGACCACCATGCCCGATATGCCGAACCTCCGGCCAAACCCGCTGCTGTTCGAGAAGCACGAGCCGGTCATCGATCCGGACGTCATCAAAAAGGCGCACACTACCCTTGTCCGTGAGCGGAAACGCGACATCCGCGACTTGCGCCGCCGCGAGTCCGCAGCCGATGCCGTGTCGGGGCTGAACATCAACGGCCAAGAAATATTCGGACTGACCAAAGGCCAGTTCAGCCTCACCGACATGATCGAAGCCATACTCGCGATCACCGGGCCGGCGGAACTGCACGTCTCGACCTGGACGGCCGCCAACACCGACGTGTCCAAGATGCTCGATATGATCGGGTCCGGCCGGCTGACGGCCGCGAGATGGCTCGTCGACGTCACGTTCGTCCGCCGTGCGCCGCAACTCGCCGCCAGGATCCGCGAGGCGTTCGGGGCCGACGCCATCCGCGTCACCCGCACGCACGCAAAATTCTCCGTGGTGCGGAATGCGACGTGGTCCGTGGTCGTTCGCACGAGCATGAACCTAAACCATAACCCACGGCTGGAGGACTTCACGGTCGCCCACGATCCGGAACTCGCTGCGTTTCTACTGGAGGCCATGAATGACGTCTGGAAAACGCAAAAACGGCACATCGCTGACGGAACGCACACCGCCGCCACCGACTGGTGGCACAAACACGGCTGAGCCGGAACCGCCGGCCGCCATCGCGGTCGTGCAGTGGCTTGTGAGTGGCGCGAGCGAAACCGACGTTCTCGAAGCGCTGCGCGTGAAGTACCCGGGCGGCGACGCTCGCGAAACCATGGCCGCAGTTCGGGCCCACTTCGCCGCCGAAGGAAACCCCGATTCCGACGCGCTCCGCGGGTGGGTGCTGATCGCGTACCGCGAGCTATACCGCCGGATGCTCGAAGTGGGCGACTTCGACGGGGCCCGAAAAGTCCTCAAAAACATCACCGAGACCGGATTGTGACGCTGTTCGGCGGGGCAACACGAACCGAGCCGGCCACGCATGCCAAGCGGCACGCCGCGCACCGCCAGCGCGACGCCGAACGGGACAAAGCGGCCAGTCTGGCCGGCCGCGACATCGGCGAACTGCCGCCGGTCGCCGACGCCGCACGAAAGGAAGCCTGCCGGCTGAACTTCCGCCTGTTTTGCGAAACCTACTACTCCGACCAGTTCTATCTCGCGTGGTCCGACGATCACCGCGAGGTCATTGCGGCCCTGGAGGCCGCCGTCCTGCGCGGTGAACTGCTCGCGTTCGCCATGTCCCGCGGCAGCGGCAAAAGCGCGCTAATCGAGGCGGCGGGGGCGTGGGCGCTCGTCTACGGGCACCGGGAGTTCGTCGTCATCATCGGAGCCACCGAAGAGCACGCCGCCCAAATGCTCGAAAACATCAAAGTCGCGTTTGAAACCCGCGACCTAATGGCGGCCGACTTCCCCGAGGTCTGCTATCCCATCGCCAAGTTAGAACGCATCAACAACCGGGCACGCGGCCAGCTGTACCGCGGCAAGCCCACCCATATTCACTGGAAGGGGGAAGACGTCCAACTCCCGACCATTCCGGGCTCGCCGGCATCGGGCGGAATCATCCGCGTCCGCGGCATCACCGGAAGCATCCGGGGTATGGCCGTCACGCGCGCGTGCGACGGACGAAAGGTCCGGCCGTCGCTCGTGCTCGTCGACGATCCGCAGACCGACAAAAGCGCCCGCAGCCCGTCGCAGGTGGCCCAACTGGAAAAGGTGTTCAAGGGCGCGGTACTCGGGCTCGCCGGGCCCGACGTGCAAATTGCTGGGCTCGTCACCGTGACCGTCGTCGCCCCCGACGATCTTGCCGAGCGGCTCCTGGACCGCGAGCGCAACCCGGCGTGCCATGGCCGCCGGATGAAAATGGTCTACGACTGGCCGACGGAGATCGAACTCTGGGAAAAGTATGCGGAACTCCGGAAGGCCGGGCAGCGGAGCGGCGCCGGCACCGGTGACGCCGACAAGCTCTTCGCCGACAACCTGGAGCGGATGACCGCCGGCTGCCGCGTCGGCTGGCCGTCGCGGATGAAGCCTGGAGAAATCCACGCCATCCAGTCCGCCTACAACCTCCGCATCGACAAGGGCGAGGCCGTATTCGCGGCCGAGTACCAAAACGAACCGCTGCCGGTCGTCGACCGCACGACCGAGGAACTGACCGCCCCGGAGATCGCCGACAAGCTCAACCGCTACCCGCGGCAGTTCGTGCCGCTCGGGTGCCAATACCTCTCGATGTTCATCGACTGCCAGCAGCACGTCCTGTACTGGGCCATCTGCGCGTGGGAGGACAACTTCACGGGGTTTTTGATCGACTACGGCGCGTATCCCGAGCAGCGGCGGCCGTATTTCACCGTCCGCGACATCACCAAGACGCTTACGGACGTCAGCAAGGCCAAGAGCATCGAAGGGGCCATCATGGAGGGCCTCGAATCGCTCACCGCTCGATATCTTGGCCGCGAGTGGAAGCGCGAAGACGGCGCCACCATGCGAATCGAGCGGTGTCTGGTGGACGCGAACTACCGCTCCGACACGATCTACCAGTTCTGCCGCGAGTCGTCGCGGGCCGGCGTGGTCATGCCCAGCCACGGCCAGGGCGTGAAGGCATCGAGTCTGCCGTTCGCCATGTACGCCAAGAAACCCGGCGACCGCGTCGGGCACTACTGGCGTGTGCCAAACGTCGCCAAAAAACGGATCATTCGCCATGTGATGATCGACACGAACTATTGGAAATCGTTCGTGCACTCGCGGCTCGCGGTGCCGCGCGGAGATCCCGGGTGTCTGTCGCTTTTCGGCGAGCACGCGGAAACCCATCGCATGCTGGCGGATCACCTTGTCGCCGAGTACCGCGTCACGAACACCGCCAAGGGCCGCACCGTCGACGAATGGCAGGCCCGGCCCGGGAAGCCCGATAACCATTGGCTTGACTGCCTCGTCGGGTGCGCCGTCGGGGCGTCGATGCAGGGGGCCACGCTTGAAGGGGCCAGCGGCTTCCGGCCGGCCAAGAAAAAACGGGTTTCGTTCGCCGCCATGCAACGCCAACGGAGGGGCGCAGGATGACGACGGCCAGCCGGGATGACGTCGGTATCGCATGCCCGCGGTGCGGGTGCCGTGACCTGCAGACAACCAAGACCATGCGGGTCCGCGAGGGCATGATCCGCCGGTATCGCGCGTGCCGCCACTGCGGACGCACGATGACCACGCACGAATGCACGACGCGGCGTGAAGCCGCCCGGCGGCGAGCCTGATTCCTATATGTAGGAACATCCGGGAAAATCCGGAATTCGCGCCGCCAGTTTCGGCGCAAACGGCGTTTCTTACTTCCAGGGGAATCATCCTCTGGAGCGCCGCACGGTGCCTGACGAAACCATTGCCGACGCCATCCGCGAGAACGCCGCCGGCCCCGTGAAGGCCAGCGGCGACTCCATTTCCGTCGAGCAGCATTCCATCCAGGACCAGATCGCGGCCGACCGCTACCTCGCCAGCAAGGCCGCGGCCAAGCAGCCCCACCGCGGGCTGCGGTTTTCCCGCATCGTCCCCCCGGGGGCCGAATAATGGGATGGTTCTCCGGGCTCTTCGCGTCGCCAAAGCGGGCCGTACAGCGGGCCGTGCGCGTGATCCGCGCCAGCTACGACGCCGCCCGCACCACCGACGACAACCGCCGCCACTGGGCCAACGTCGACAACCTGTCCGCCAACGCGGCACTGTCGCCAATGGTGCGCGAAACGCTCCGCACCCGGGCCCGGTACGAGGTCGCGAACAACTGCTACGCCGCGGGCCTCGTGCGCACGGTCGCCAACGACCTGATCGGCACCGGGCCCACCCTGCAGATCATCGCCCCCGAAGACCATGACGCCAACCCGATCGAACGGTCGTGGGCATCGTGGGCCAGAAAAATCAAGCTGGCCCGGAAACTCCGCTGCATGCGGCAATGCCTGAGCCGCGACGGCGAGGCGTTCGCCGTGCTATTCACCAATCCCAAGATCGACCACCCGGTCAAGCTCGACCTGCGGCTCGTGGAGGCCGAACAGGTCACCACGCCGGGGCTCGTGCGGGAAAACGCCGTGGACGGCATCATCTTCGACGAGCACGGAAACCCGCTGGAGTACCACATCCTCCGGACGCATCCGGGCGACGTCCTCCACACGATGGCGTACGACACCGTCCCGGCGGAATACGTGATCCACTGGTTTCGCCTGGAGCGCCCCGGGCAACGCCGCGGCGTTCCGATCCTCGCCCCCGCGCTGCCGCTGTTCTCCAAGCTGCGACGGTTCACGCTCGCCGTCCTCGGGGCCGCGGAAGCCGCCGCCATGCAGGCGGGCGTGCTCTACACCGACGGCGCCCCGAACGACGACGACGTCGAGGGTGAGGCGTTCGAGTCGGTCGAGTTCGAGCGGAACATGTTCACCACGCTTCCCGGCGGCTACCGCCTGGAGCAGTTGAAGGCGGAGCAGCCGACGACGACCTACTCCGAGTTCAAGGCCGAACTGATCGACGAAGCGGCACGGTGCGAAAACGTGCCGTCCAACATCGCGCGCGGCAACTCCTCCGCCTACAACTACGCCAGCGGCCGGCTGGACAACCAGATGTTCGGCCGGTGCCAGCACGTCGACCACTCCGAAGTCGAAGAGGAAGTGCTCGACCGGATTCTGGCCGCGTGGATCGACGAAGCCGCCCGCGAGCCCGGAATCTTCCCGGACGCATTCCCGCCAATGGCGGAGTGCAGTCACGAATGGTTCTGGGACGGCCGCGAGCACGTTGACCCGGCCAAGGAAGCCAACGCACAGGCCACCCGGCTCGCCAACCTCACGACCACGCTCGCGGAAGAGTGGGCCAACCGGGGCCGCGACTGGGAGAAGGGCGTCCGCCAAATCGCCCGGGAGCGTGCCGTACTCGCCGAACTGGGCCTGCAACTGCCCGACGCGACGCAGGTGACCACGGCCGCCAACACGGCCAGCACGCTCGCCGACATCGCCGACCAATCCGCCGCCACCCCCGGGGGACGCCGCTAATGGCAAACCGTGCCCGCCGCCGCCGCCGCGACCGGATGATCCTTGCCGGGGCCGCCGTGCCGTTCACGCTCGACGCCCACGCTGCTGTCCAGATCGAGGCGGCAGCGCCGGAGGCCGGCGACGCCACCGCCCCGGCCCGGGTCCGCATCGACGCCTACAGCGGCGGCGTGATGACCGTCAGCAACCTTGGCCCGGTCGTCGTCGACGTCACCGGCATCGACGCCGAGGGCCGGGTCGTGCTCCTGTCCGGCCACGAAAACACGCTCACCGCCACGCTCGGGAGTGCCACCGTCCAGGTCGTCGACGGCCAGCGGCTGCTGGCCACCGGCGAGATCGCCCGCACAAATCCGATCGCCGCCACCGCCATCGACCTGAGCCGGGCCGGCGTGCCGCTCCAGGCGTCGATCGGTGCCGAGCCAATCGAGCCGCCGATCCGGATCCGCGGCGGCGACACCGTCACCGTCAACGGCCGGGCCATCACGGCCGGCCCCGGCGGGTTCCTGCTGTACCGCCGAACCCGTCTTCGCCATATCGCGATTCTGCCCAACGGGGCGGACGCTCGTACCAGTGTTTCCATCGCGGCCGCCGCCGCCAACCAGGAGGGTGCAAACGTGGATTTCCAGAAGTGGGTCGAGTCGCTCGGTTACGTGTACGCGGACCTCACGCCGGAGCAGACCGCCGTGCTCCAGGACGTCTACGACCGCATCGTGGCGGCCGAAAACGCCGACGACACCGCCGAGGGTGAAACCGCCCCGGCCCCGGTCGCCGCCGCGGCCGCGCCGGAAATGGTCGCCGCCTACCGGGCGGAACTCGCCGCGGAATCCACCCGCGTCGCCGCCATCCGCGCCGTCTGCGGCGATCGGCACTGCAACATCGCGGCCCAGGCCATCACCGAAGGGTGGGACTCGGCCCGCACGACCTCTGCCGTGC